CAAGTTTGGGATTGAAGACCAATTCGACATCATTGAACAAGAGATTAGAGGCCCGCATGGTAGTCAAATCATTTTCAGGGGCTTGCAGTCGTTCAACGCGGCAAATATCAAATCACTTGAGGGCTTTGATATTGCATGGGTGGAAGAAGCCCAGACACTTAGCCAGCATTCACTAGACCTACTAAGACCAACCATCCGTAAACCAGGTTCTGAGCTTTGGTTTAGCTGGAATCCACGTTACAAGACTGACGCTGTGGATAAGTTCTTTCGCAGTGAAAAGCGAACCGACTCCATATCAGTGATGGTCAATTGGTACGATAACCCGTGGTTTAAGGAAACCCCGCTTTATCAGGACATGCTGACCGACTTCGAGAACGATGAGGACAAGGCAGAACACGTCTGGAATGGCGCTTACGGCTCAAGTCAGGGCGCTATCCTAGCCAAGTGGATAGGCAAAGCAGAGCGTGAGGGGCGGGTTCATAACGGTGTTGAGTTCGATCAAGACGGGTCAACAATCGAGGTTAGCTCAGACTTAGGTTTTAGGGATACGGCATCGTTTTGGTACTGGCAACGCAAGATTGGCGGGTTCTCCCTGCTCAAGTACGAGGGCGATACCGGGCTAGATGCGTCTGACTGGATACCGCGCATCAGGGACACCGTGAACGGGCTAGGATGCAAGAAAGCCCCAAAGATATGGCTACCGCACGATGCCAAGGCCAAGACGTTTCAAAGCAAATACACCACGATTGAGCAGTTCGCACGCGACTTTGGGCCGGGCAATGTGGCGATTGTTGCCCAATCCAAAAAGATGGATCAGATCAATGCAGCGCGGACAATCGCGCCTAGATGTGAGTTTCACCGCGACTTGTGCGAGACTGGGTTGGATGGGCTGTTGGCGTGGGAATTTTCCTACAGCGAGGATAACGGGGTCTTTAGCCGTGAGCCTTTGCACAATTGGGCAAGCCATCCAAGTGATGCTTTTGCCTACGGATGCCAGGTAATGCAGGAAAATAAAGCAAAAGAGCCTGAAAAACCTGATATATTCCCCATAACCGGCCAAAATGGAAGAATTGTCACAGCTACCCTGGACGAGCTTTGGGATATGGCCCCCCGTAAGACCGAAAGGTATTAATGCTCGCTCCTATCGTTTCCGATCAAGTCGTTTTAACCAGTGCAGCCGATAACGCGGCTGATGCTGTGTTTAACTCGCTTCGATGTGAGAACGACGCAGCCCCCCGAGTTCGGGCAACTCTGGTATCAGGCGCTTATGTGTGTAATGGCCTGAATTATGACGCTACGGGCCGACTGTTCTATGTTGACGCAACAGCAGGACTACCGGCCAATACCACGTATTGCTCAGGGCTACCGATTACACCAACGGGCGCTTTGTGCATTTCCACCAACGCACCAGCCACATGGTCTAACGGTGTGCCGTTCGTGACCAATGGCGCGGTATCTGCAACGGTGACAGCATGACCGATGAAATCAAGATTGACGCGGCTGGCGATTGGCTCGATAAGCTCAAAGTCTCCAAAAAGGAAGATGAAAAGTTTGTCAAGCGCGGTAAAAAGATCGTCCGCAGGTATCGTGATGAACGCACCGGCTGGGCTGATACAACCAAGCGTTACAACATTCTTTGGTCAAATATCCAGACCATGCTACCAGCCCTGTACGGTAAGACGCCACGGGCACAAGTGGAGCGACGATTCAAAGATCAAGACCCCGTAGGCCGTACCGCATCAATCATCATTGAACGGGCGCTACAGTTTGAGATTGACCACTACGGCGACTTTGACGCATCCATTAAGGCAGCTGTGCTGGATAGGCTGTTGCCCGGACGCGGCACAACTTGGATACGATTCGAGTCTATTGACGTTGAATCACCAGAAACTGATATAGAACAAAAAGATACGCAATTAGAGCGGACATGCTCTGATTATGTGTATTGGGAAGATTTCCGTTGTTCACCAGCTCGGGTTTGGGATGAAGTGACATGGGTGGCGCGGCGTGTTTACTTGTCCCGCAAAGAGGGAACAGAGCGATTCGGTGAAGAGTTTGCTGACGTTCCACTGACGCATGAGCCAATCGGACTTGACGAGGACAAGAGCAAATCTCAAGACGACGCCAATAAAAAGGCGCAAGTGTGGGAGATATGGGACAAATCCAGTGAAACCGTCATATGGGTGGCTGAGGGTCATTCCAAGACGCTGGATGAAAAGGAAGACCCATACGGATTGGATGGCTTTTGGCCTTGTCCGAAGCCTTTATATGCAACTCAGTCAACTGATACGCTTGTCCCCGTCCCTGATTACGCGCTGTATCAGGATCAAGCCGACGAACTGGATAAGCTGACAAACCGCATTCATATGTTGGTTGAAGCGGTCAAAGTGGTTGGCGTGTACGATTCATCGCAGCCTGGCATTCAGCGGATGCTCAATGAAGGCGTGAACAATACCCTTATCCCAGTAGACAATTGGGCGGCTTTTGGTGAAAAAGGCGGGCTAAAGGGCACGGTTGATTTCATGCCGCTTGATTCCGTGTTGATGGCATTGCGTGAATGCTACGTTGCACGCGATCAGGCGAAACAGGTTATCTACGAAGTTACCGGCCTGTCCGACATTATCCGTGGCGCTAGTGTCGCAAGTGAAACCGCCACTGCCCAGCAGATCAAAAGCCAATACGCCAGCCTTCGCCTGAAATCGCTACAGATTGACGTAGCCAAGTACGCCAGCGCTATCCTGCAGATCAAGGCGCAACTGATGTGCGATTTGTACTCACCTGAAACGCTGGTGAATATGTCCGGCATCATGGGTACGCAGGACGCGCAACACGTACCCGCTGCGCTGGAGTTAATCAAATCCGAGCCTGCACGTTCATTCAGAATTGAGGTAGCGTCTGATTCCCTCGTTGAGATGGATGAGCAGGCCGAAAAAGCCTCACGTATGGAGTTTTTGCAGGCCACTGGCGCATTCATGGAAAAAGCCCTGCCCGTGGCACAGGCCGCGCCTGACATCACCCCGCTGATTGCTGAAATGCTGTTGTTTGGAGTACGTGCATTCAAGGGCGGTCGACCAATGGAAGCTGCTTTTGATGATGCTATGGCTAAATTGGCAGCGCCCAAGCCTCCAGCCACTCCACCGCCTGACCCGGAGCAGATCAAAGCGCAGGCGCAAATGCAAATTGAACAGGGCAAGATGCAACTTGAGCAGGCTAAATTACAAGGCTCTGCTGAGATTGAGCAATTCAAGGCCAATCAGACGGCGCAGCTAGAGCAAATGAAAATGTCCAATGCGCTGCAAATCGAGCAAATGAAGCAAGAGGCAGAAACGCAGCGGGCGCAATTCAAGGCAGAGCTTGAAGCACAGACTAAGCTACAAATCGCAGCCATGGCGGGTGAATCGGCTATCAATGCGGCGCGTGAATCATCTTCAAAGACCATTGACGACAAAGCAGCGCAAGGCGCTCAGGGTTTCCGTGATGACATATTGAACGACGTGCAAGAGATGCTAGGACAACTGACGCAGACGCTAGAGCAGTCAATTGCAACACGAGAAAGCACTGACAAAACCGTAATCCGGGATGAAGTTACCGGCAAGCCTATCGCCGTCAAGATAGGCAACACCATCAAACCCATCAAATTTGACGCCAAGGGGCGTATTTCAGGAGTGTAAATCATGGCTTTAAACACCCAGCTCGCTAACGCGACAGTCAACGGACAAGGCGACAACCTTGCGGCACGGCTCAATAACGGCTATCTGCGCATCTATGACGGCACACAAGCTGCCACAGCCGACACCGCTCTAGGGGCTCAGGTGCTAGGGGCAGAACTTCGTTTTAATGCGACAGCAGCGGGCGCAACCGTAAACGGCCTGGTTACCTTCAACGCCATTACAGCGGATTCGAGCGCAAACGCGACCATCACGCCGACATGGTTCCGTGCGCTCCAGTCTGACGGCACAACCGTGGTTATGGATGGCTCTTGCGGCGCTTCGGGCTGTAACTTGAACCTGACAGGACTTTCTGGCGGACAGATCATCTCAGGCGGTAACGTATCTGTATCGTCCTTCACTCATGATGTACTAAATTCTTCATCTGGTTTATAAGTTCAAGGGCTGTAATGCGCTGGCTGCTGTTCCTGCTGTGCTTTCCCGCCTTCGCAGCGCCTCCGTGCCTGCCGGGTGGTCCGTGCCTGCCAGGATACAGCCACGTTCCTAACTCGTGGCACTACGAAGAAGTGAACGAGCCTGACTGGAAAAGCCGTCACGGTTACTGGAAAGTCGAGGACGCAGCCGGACAACGCAAATGGTACATGCTGTCCTGCGCTGAAGGAAGCGACTGCTTTACTGTCAAGTGGGCGGTATATCAGATCAGCATGTATCTCGCTCCTGAAGCCGACAAGCGGCGCATTCAGGAAGCGGCTTACACTGAGCAGGTCACTTATACCTGTGACGCGGACGCATTCAAGCGAACCGACTGGACAGGACGGGTTTGTCGT